CGTCGTCACCGTTCGTCTTGCTTCAACAGGATGCAGCCGGTGGCACCAGGGTCTGCGACCTTCGGGCGTTGTCCACTGGTCAGCTCCGGTTGGCAGGAACCGACCAAGCCCTCATCGCCGACCTCACCGCTGCCGGGCCGATGATCCTGGGCAACGTGTACCGGTGGGAGCTCGAGCTCAACCTGAGCGCTTCCCCTGTCGCTTATTGGGTCGCTCTGTATGCGGGCAACTCGGCAACACCGATACAGGAAGCATCGGGTACATCCGCCAATATTGGAACGCAGGTCGGGCGCATCACGTATGGCCGTGTCCAGTCGCCCGAGTTCACGGTCAGGATGGACTCCCTAGGGAATGCCACTGCTCGCCTTGGCCCCTATGACACGTCTGCCTCTCCCCAAGTTCGCTCCATGTCGGCGGCGACCAACGGCACCGATGCTGCCCCAGCGTTCTCGGTCACGCTCCCGTCGGGGGTGACGACCGGCGACCTTCTGCTCGCGTTCGCAGCCAACGACACAACCACGACCGCCTGGACAGCCTCGCCTGGCAACGGTTGGGTGCAGTTATCCGATGAGGTGGTGAGCACGAACTGCCGCCTTGCCGTCTACGCCTTGATCGCCGACGGCTCCGACACGTTGTCGATCGCAGCGACAAACGCCAACGACTATTCGTGTGCCGTCATGGCGATCAAAGCGGGGACGCACGGCGTCACGAACGTTTCCACCGACATCGTCATCCCGACTGCGGCGACGAGCGCCACCGGCAACGCCAACCCGCCAGCTTCGGGGACGGTCGCGTCGAAAGAATGGTTGTCGGTCGTCGCTTGCGCCCTCGACATGACGAACGCCGCCGATGTCATCTCGGCCAACCCGAGCGGCTACTACACCGGCATCCTCACGAAGTCGGCCAGCTCGACTACGTCGGTCGGGCTGGGTGTCAGCTACAAGCCTCTGACAGCGACGACGGCTGAAGACCCCGGCACGTTCACGAACACTTCCCGGCCATGGGTCGCGAAGACGATCCTGGTGCCTCCGGCCGAGCCGACGGTCAACGCTGTTTGTCTCGGTTCATGGGGAAGCTGGACCGCTTCAGAAACCGCAACAAAGAGCGTGCCAGGAACATTCGTTGGTTCATATGGAGCATGGTCTGCCTCATCCACGGCAACAAAGAACGTATCTGGAACATTCGTTGCCTCATGGGGAGGATGGACGGCAGTAGTAACCGCCTCCAAGACAGTGAATGCTCAGGCTTCCTCCTCCTTTGCATCAACCCTTTCGGCAGTAGCAACCGCAGGAGCTCCTGGAACCGAAGTGTTCGCAACAGCGAGCGCCTCATGGGGAGGCTGGGTAGCTGCCGCAACAACCACGAAGACCGTTCGCGGAACATTGCTTTCATCAATCGGAAGCTGGTCGGCAACTTCTACGGCGCTCACCACCCACACGGCCACCTCCGCTGGATTCTGGGCAGGATGGGCTGCCAGCGTCACGACCTTGGTCAACCGTTCGGCCACAGCGGCGCTGAACATTGCGTGGTCTGGCACAGCCACCACCACGAAGCGAGTGTCTGCCACGGCGGCTTCCACAACGGTCTGGACAGCTTCGGTCACCACTACGAAGAAAGTCCTCGCGACAGCAGCACTCACAACAGGATGGTCGTCTGAAGCCGTCGCCAGCGGAGAAGGTTTCACATTCGCAAGCTGTCAGGGCTCGTGGGGAGGCTGGGCCTCCTCCGCAACAGCTAGTCTCCGGATCAGTGCAACGGCTCTCGGCACATGGATCTGGAGCGGTACAGCATCGGCGTCGAGGAGCTCATCGGCGACAGCTTCAACAAGTTGGGGAGCGTGGCAAGGCCTCTCAACGACGACGAAGAGCGTCGGTGCCAGCGGAGCTTCCAACTTCGGTACGTGGAGCGCAGCCGCCCCGGCGACACACACCGTTCATGCTCAGGCAGAGATCTCGATAGCGGAGTGGGTGGCGGAGGCCTCAACTCAGGGCTCCACTCAGGCCGTGGCATCGGGTCAATGGGGAACTTGGACTGCGACCTTCATCACGGCTGGTGGCGAAATCAACGTCTGGACAGGTGCGGAGTGGCAGCCGTGTCGCGTCAAGATCTGGGATGGCTCTCAATGGTCCATCATCCCATGGCTCGCACTGTAGTGACCGAATACCGTGCGCACCGGCACGGCACAGAGTAGGCTACCCGCAGGAGGTGACAGCAATGCCCGGTTTCGGAGCCAGTATCAAGAACACGTCAATGGCAGTCGGTAGTTCAGCATCACGGTCGAAGAGATTCTTCCAGTCGAAGCGCAGTATCGACCGCCTCCCGGCGACCAATGCACGCCAGAGCGTGCGAACGTCCAGCACCAACCCCGCCCAGAGCGTGGGAATGCTCGGCGACAGTAGAAAGGTGAAGTGATGCGCACCCACCCCGTCCAGGGTTCCAGGGTCAAGATCAGGGTTCCACACCCGTATCCAGCCGGAATCTACCTCTCGTCTAGCGAGGGTCGCGTCGGTTTGATGCAGGTCGGCGCTCGGAAGTCTCTCGGGACTTCTATGCGCTTGCGCTAACCGCTTCATGCGGAACCCCCAAGACGAGCCCGCTCTCCGGCCTCTGACATGCAGGTCCGAGGGCGGGCTCTTCTGTGTAGTATGTCGCCATGTCACTGGATGAGGATTACTTTGCTGCGTTCGACCATGCGCTGCACATTCTCTCTCCAACGAGTGACATTGATTGGACGCCCCTCCCGCACCAGATCCCTCCAGACCCTCCGTGGTTGCTGTGGATCTTGTTCGGTGGCCGTGGTAGCGGCAAGACAGCCGCAGCCGCCAAGTACGTTCACGACCATGTTCACGGTCCGCCATGCCTGCCGGATGTTCCTGGTGGTCACTGGATCAGCATCGTGGCACCGACCCTCGGAGACGCCGTCACCAGTTGCGTTGAAGGCCCCAGCGGATTGCGCTTGCACGACAAAGGAGTCAGAGTTCTCAACAAGCCTGGCGGCATCATCGCAAAGTGGTCCAACGGATCTGAGGCAAAGCTGTTCGGCTCCAACAGCCCCAATGACGTTGAGCGTTTCCGCGCTGGCGGTAACAGATGCCTAGTCTGGTGTGAGGAAATGGCTGCCTGGAGGTACCTCGACGAGTCCTGGCAGCAGATTCGCTATGGCTTGCGCAGCGGGCCTCGGCCGCATGCCATTGCCTCTACAACGCCGAGAACACGAAAGCTGATCCGCAAGTTGGTCAACGACGATCCGAAGGTCGTCGTTACCAAGGGCAAGATGACGGAGAATCCATACCTCAACGAGGAAGTGAAGGAGGCTCTGTGGAGTGACTATGGCGGCACTCGCATGGGTCGGCAGGAACTCGAGGGTGAGCTGCTCGAGGATGTTGAGAACGCACTGTGGACCATGGATGGGCTCGACTCCAGCCGTGTCAGCCAGATGGACCTTCCCGACCTGGATCGTGTCGTCGTGGCAGTTGACCCTGCTGCCAGTGAGAACGGTGACGAGCATGGCATCGTCGTGGGCGGCATGGTGAGATCTCTGCCAGAGTACGTACCGTGGGCAAAGACGCCAGAGCGTCCGCACGGCTTCGTAATGGACGACGTGAGCTGTCACGGCACTCCAACCGACTGGGCCAAAGCAGCCATCAAGGCGTATTACGAATACAAGGCCGACCTGATGGTGGCAGAGATCAACAATGGTGGAGACATGGTGAAGCATGTTATCCACGGCATCGATCCGAACGTCCCCGTCAAGGTGGTTCATGCCACTCGCGGAAAGGCCAAGCGTGCGGAGCCGATCGCCAACTTGTTCTCTCAACACCGCTGCCACATCGTTGACAGTCTTGATCTCCTGGAAGACCAGATGACAACATGGGATCACATCGATCCAGACCCAGCTTGGTCTCCAGACCGTATGGATGCAATGGTATGGTGTATGTGGGAGTTGATGATCGGGAATCAAGTCATCAGATCTGACAAACTCAAAGACGAACGTCTCAAGAATCGGAGATAGCAATGGTCAGCATGATGCGACCCCTGGACATCCTTATGGACCGCTGGTCTAGCTTCGACTTCAAGCCGAAGTTCACTTCCATCGTGTCTCCTGCGGAGCCATTGCAGTGGATCGGTGCCGAAGACCAGCGGCGCTTGCGGGCGTACTCCATGCTGGAGGCATACGTCAAGAACAAGGCTCGGATCTGGCTCGGGGCCACGACATCCACTGAGCATGACGATCGTCGTGAGTACGGCGACGCTGCCCTGATCGTGAAGACGGCTCTGAGCTCTCTCCTCGGTGACGACTGGGAGATCAAGACCGAAGGCGCACAAGGTGAAGACGCAGAGGTGGATCAAGCAAGTGCCACCGCTCAGCAGAAGTTCATAGAGCAGTGGGCGGACTCAGAGAAGTTCAGCCTGAAGATGCTGGAGGCAGAAGAGCAAGCCATCAAGTTCGGCGACAGCGTCTACGCTTTGGGCTGGGATCCAGACAAGGGGCGTGTCCGCCTGCGAGTGTACGACCCAGGTTTCTACTTCCCAGTGTTCGACCCGAGAGAGCTTCAGACAGACGAGTTCCCAAACGAAGTCTGGGTTGCGTGGGAGTTTGAAGAAGACAACGTTGCCGGACACACAGAAACGTTCGTCCGCCGCCACGAGTGGTACATCGACCAGACAGACGATGAAGATCGTGACGCTCCTCCGACGTGCTTCTACAGGGACGCCATCTGGACGCTCGAGGCAGCGGTGAACGAGAACAATCCATTCGGAAACGAGCCTTACGACGTCGTCACAGACTGGACCGACCTGGAAGTTGACTTCATCCCGGTGATCCACATTCCGAACACCATCGCCGGACAGGAGCACTTTGGGGAGAGCGTTCTGGCTGACGTCCTGCAGATCCTGGATGACATCTCCAGCACCGACACTGATACTCAGGCAGCCGCAGCCACCACCGGCTCGCCACCGATCGCAGTGACTGGCATGGGCGAGAACACTCAGGAGAGCTACGGTCCCGGAACAATCCTGCGCACTGGAGACGGAACCGCCACCCTGCTGGACACAAGTCGTAGCTTGGATGCACTTCTCAAACTCAAGGACGGCTTGCTCGAGCGTCTGGCAGTGAACAGCCGCACACCGGAGTCACTGCTCGGCAGGGTCAAGCCCAACGAGGTTCCAAGCGGCATCGCTCTGACTCTGAGCTTCACACCGCATTCTGGGATGATCAAGAACATGCGCTTGGTTCGGGACTACAAGTACCGGATTCTGTTCAGCTTCGTGATCAGGATGACGCAGGCCAACGGCGAATATCCAGGCGGGGACGTCATCCACCAAACCAACGTCAAGTTCGGCAGCTTCCTCCCGGCAGATGCGCAGGAAGCCATGACCGTGGTGACCCAACTCCTTGAAGCCGGAGCGATCAGCCTGGAGACAGCGGTTCAATATCTGGTCAACAAGGGCTACCCGATCAGCGACTACGTCACGGAGATCGAACGCATCACAGAGCGCGATTACGAAGGTGCTCAGGCGGTGCTCAGCATCACCGGAAACCCAGAGCTAGCTGCCGAAAGGCTGGGCATCGCACCGGGTGACGTGTTGTCCTTCAATGAAGAAGACGAGGAAGAGGACGGGGATATTCCGACCATCGACGCATGATGTTGCGTTCGACCTCACGATCAGTGCTATCGTGCTCCATACAAGCGCCGAGCAGGCGCACCAGATAGGAGCAGACAGTGGCAAAGACTAAGTGTGAACTCGACGATGAACTCGACCTGTTCGAACTTCTCGAAGAACTCCGTGAGGAGGAGGAGGAAGAAGAGGAAGACGGCGAGGAAGACGAAGACGACGAGGAAGACGAAGACGACGATGCGGATGGCGATGAGGAAGTTACCCTCAAGCAATCCGAACTCGACAAGCTCGTCAACCGAGGACGAAGCAAGATCAAGCGCTCAGCGAAGCGTGAACTCTTGCGGGAGATCGGAGTCGACTCGATCGAAGAGGCCAAAGCACTGAAGGCAAAGGCTGAAAGGCCGCCGGTCAAGAAGAAGGCGACAAGTGGCGATGATTCCACCGAAACGGTGGACGTCGAAGAAGCCGTAAAGGCTGCCACAGCCGAGAGCGACAAGAAGGTCAAGGAACTCGAACTCGATCAGCGGATCAAGGACGTGATCATCGACGAGCTAGGCGTCAAGGCCAGCAAGGCCAAGCGCATTCGCAAGTTGATGGACGTGGAGCTGGACGCGGACGAAGACGAGATTCTGGAAGCCCTTGAGGAACTCGAAGAAGACATGCCAGAGCTGTTCCAAACGTCGGATGGAGAAGGAGGAAATGACGATGATGCTGAGTCCCGGAGCCGTGATGGTCGCCGCCCTCGAAGCAAGCGTCAGCCCCGCCAACGATCCGATCCTGGTCGTTCACCCAGGAAACCCCGCTCAAAGGGAACAGATCCCCAGACAGCGGCACGCACAATCCTGCACGAGCGCCACCCCCACCTCAAGAACAAGAACTGAACAGGAGATGTGAAACATGGGTATTTCCCTGCAAGTCACGACCGACTCCTGGGGTGTTGATTCAAAAGGCTGGCTCCTCTCCCGCAAGGGTTTCGATACGTGCCGGTCTATTACCCTCAATCTGGCGCTCTTCACGACAGGTTTGGGGTTTGCGGATTACATCCCAAGTGGAACCGTCCTCGGACAGGTAACCACAGGAGGACTCTACGGTCCCTACAACGGAGCTGCTTCCGACGGTCGTCAGACCGCCAGGGGACATCTCTTCGATGCCGTGCGTCTCACAGACGCATCAGGCGACGTCTTCACCGTGGCTGGTGCAGCGTTGTTCTGGGAAGGCATCGTCCGCCGGGACAAGCTCCCGGTATTCTCGGGCTCCGAAGGAGAGCTCGACGCCGCCGCCGAGGTGGAACTTCCATTCATCCGATACGAGCGATAAGGAGAACACGACATGGCAAACTTCGTATTTGACCTGGTCGAACCAGCTCTCCTGACGCAGTACGTCCGGGAGTTCGACAACGAGGTCCTCAAGAACCAGATGGTGCTGGAGCAATGGCTGCCCAACACGCTCAACGATCAGCTCGAGTGGTCCGCCACTCGGGAGGCGTTCCAGGACGTCGACATCGCTGAGTACCGTGCCTTCGACACGGTGCCGACCATGACCGGTCGACAGGGATTCAGCCGCATCCGAGGCGAACTCGCCCCGGTCAGCCGCCAGATCCCACTCGGTGAAGAGGAAACTCTCCGGCTCCGTGCTCTGCGTGAGACCGGTGGTTCAACTGCCCTGATCAACCAGATCTACAACGACGCCGAGCGGATGATCCGTTCTGTGCAGATGAGGATCGAAGTTGCTCGGGCGCAGGTGCTCTACACCGGCAAGTTCACGCTGGCTGAGAACGGCCTCGCACTGGAAGCCGACTTCGGCATGAGCGGCACCCACAAGCCGACGGCAGCGGTCACATGGGCTACCACCACCACGGACGTCCTCACGGACCTCCTCACGTGGATGCAGCTCTACGTGGATGACAACGGCGTCGAGCCGGGAACCATCCTCATGAGCCGCCAGGTGCTCGGCTATCTGTACAACAACGACTCCATGCAAGCGGCAGCAGGATTCGCAGGGACGGTCCCTGCCCGGATGAACAACGAGATGATCGATGCGGTCTTCGCAGCCAACGGGCTTCCGCCCGTGATGCTGTTCGACACGAAGGCTCGCGTCAACGGAACATCGACGAGGCTCATCCCGGCAGACAAGGTGCTGTTCCTGCCTCCTCCGGGGGAACCCCTCGGTGCCACGCACTACGGCATCACCGCCGAAGCGCTCAAGCTGGCTGGAAGGGGCCTGATCGCCGAAAGCGACATGCCTGGCGTCGTGGCAGTCGTTCTGGAGAACGACAGCCCGGTTCAGACCACCACCTTGGGGACGGCCATCGCCGTTCCTATCATGCCCAACCCAGACCTCGTCATCGCTGCGGACGTCATTCCGTAAGGATAATCCCAGCGACGATGGTTGCACACAGAGCTACGTGACATGGCTAGGCTGAGGGCCGGGGGAGATCCTCCCGGTCCTTAGTCTTGAAGGAGACGAATCATGAGCAAGAAAATCGTCCAGCGAGAAACATTCGCAGTCAACCCGGAAACCAATGAGGCCGTCTGGTTCTACCCAGGCAACGAGCTTCCCGGCTGGGCCGAAGATCTCGTCACGAACCCAGAGGTGTTCACTCCTCGGGGAGAGGAGGGGGAAGATTCCGAGAACATCGTCATCGAGGACAGCAAAGCCACAGACTACACCCGCATGAACATTGCGCAGCTTGATGAGCTGCTCGAAGAGCGTGGCCTCAACGGCGAAGGCAAGAAGCAAGACAAGATCGACCGCTTGAAGGCACACGATGGCGCTACCGGCTGATGACCTGATCATTATCCGGCAGTGGGTTGGGCTCGAGGTTGACGGAGGCCCAACTGACGCGGAGCTTGAGGTTCTGTATGACGTGTACGGGAACTATGACCTCGTGGTCATGCATGTTCTCAACGCACGCCTGGTCGGCCTCACCCTGGAGGCGGGCAGCGTCACCGTCCCAGGCATCAGCGTCAGTCACTCCAGTGACCTTCAGGCACTGCTGGAGGTCATGAAGAGGTTCCGTAACGAAGGAGGAACAGGGTTGGAAGAGGAAACATCGTTCTCGGGTCTTCTCATTACGTCCATGAAGAGAAACTACCCGAGATGACATGCCCGGTACGCAAGAGATCGACAAGGCTGTCAATGAACAGTTTGAGAAGGCCATGCGGGAGTACACCCTCACCGTTCAGAACCTTGTTGAAGAAGGCGGAAGCCAGCTAGAGATCAACAGGGTTCTGAACGAGGCCCGTCAGTTCGCTGACAAGTGGGCTCGCCAAGATCTCTCTAAGTTGTACCGGGATTCTTATAATGCCGAGTATCCGACCAATATGTCCAAGTCCGCCAGCGGGCGGTCCAACACCATCAGGAAGCGCTTCCTCCGCAATGCGAATCATGGCATCAGCGAGATAGAGACGTGGTCGCATGGAGCCATGCAGCGCCGTGGCAAAGAGGAACTCCTCGGCAAGATCAACAAGAACCTCCGGATCGCGAAGCAAGAGGTTGAATCCGGAGGTTTGAGCCCCAAACAGAAGGAATTCTACCACGACGCGATCAAGAAAGGCGAAGCTGCCAGGAAGGAGCTGCTCCAGGAGATCGGGCAGTTCACGTCGGAGGAGCCGAAGGTGCGATTCCTGCGCCGCCGCAAGAAAGGTCAGCATTCACGAGGAACAGTGGCCTCGAACCGCAATGCTGATGAGTACTGGTCCATGCTCGCCAAGACAGCTCAGAAAGATGTTGGAAATAGGGCGTATCTCCTCGGATTGCAGGAATCTGGCGTTGAGTGGGTCATCGTAAGTGACGGAACCGACTGTGGATGGGCCAATCACCGGGATTCAGAGAAAGCCAACGGGAAGGTCGTCCAAGTCAAGGAAGTGATCCCATACGCTCACCCGTACTGCCAGCGTGATTTCGCAGGACTGCCAGACGGACCCAGGAGCGGGAAATCCAGGGATCTCATCGAGAAGATGACAGGTGCCCGCGACCGTAATGCCCTCGCGGCCATGGCGAAGACGGGCAGCGTTCTAGGGCAGGTAGGCGGTGCAGGTTCGTTTGCGTACAACAACCAACTCACGCATACGGTGATTCGGGCCATCCTGGACGATAGAGAAATCGCTTTAGGGGAAAACGCTCAAAAAATTCTCAACCGATGGGCGAATCCCTACGAAAGAAGTGAGGCCATAGTTCTAGCTCAACAGGGGCGAGAGCTGACCAGCATTGCAATCGACGACCTTCGCACGAAGACGATGCAGGGCGTTGAGAGAAAGATCGCGGCCATAGCGGAGCGCCCTGACTCTCACGAGGTCCACTTGACCAAGACGCAGGCGACCGTCCTGAAGTTCTCTGATCAAACGGTCAGCAAAGGCCAACTGCTCAATCGCTTCGAGGATTATGCGAACTATGTGAGGTGGACCACCGACCGCAACGCTCAGGTGATGCGCTCAGTGGGTGCGGCAGCCCAGGACGAAGCAATGCTCCGCCGGTTGCTGGGCACTTCGTATATCCCGAAGATCATGACTCATATGGGGCGTGGGCAGGATCTCCTGACAGATCTGAAGAAGATAGACAAGATCATCAGGGAGACGTTTGCCAAGAATCCTCAGCTCGCAGAGGTAGAGATGATCAAGCTCTTGGCAACCGCCATTGAGCCGATCCCGTGGATTCGCAGTGGTCTGAGCGGCGATCTCGGGAGCCTCCGCTTCTCTATTGGTATCACCGCCGAAGGGCGCAGGGATCTGGCCAAGACTCTGTACATCAAGATGCGTGGGCAAGACTTTCGCGAGAAGCTCAACGTGGTCTATCAGAAGAACCATCTGGGTCACGTAATGAAGACCCCGAGGATCACGACGCAAGATATCTATAACGCTCTGCTGCCTCGCATGAGCTTCATGGGCAACCCTATTCACTTCAGCATCGCTGCCGAGAGCGGCAAGATCGTTCCGATAGTGCACGTCTTCCCCGACGTTGCCTACTTGCGGGCGCTGAGTCTGCGGTGGCGCTTGAGCGCTGGTACCATCAACGACTTGATCAAGGAAGGCTCTCGCCTGTCCGATGGGGAGTTCAAGCAGTGGGCTGCCGCCAAGCTGAAGGACCTTCCTGAAGAAATGATCTGGACCATTGACCTGTTCCGCAATGGACCGATCACCGCCAGCATCCGCATGCTGAGCGACGGCATCGACAGCTACGCCATCAAGCTGCGGCCAGACAATGATCTCATCAGGGGATACCGTCGTGTGTTCACAGGCACTCGCGATGCTCCCGGGACCAAGCAACAGCTCATCGCCATGGCTCGTGAGAGAGGATACCTTGCGAACAGCTCGATGACGGTGGACCAACTGCGGGCCATCATCGGTCCCATTGAGCGTCCAAAGCTGACGTCGCTCGCCATCCTGCCAGATGTGTGGGGCGGCATACCGATAAGCCTGAAGACCCCTGAGAGGATCCAAGAGTTCTTGGGCTTCGCCAAGATGAAGGGATCCATCCTCGAAGCGACGAAGTCTCTGGGCATGGATTACAGGCGCACCCTTGTAGACCTCAAGCGCTACGTGCAAGACGAGATGACCGTTGGCTGGAACGAGATCCTGGATCGCATCGCCGACGGAGCAGACCACAAGGGCTTCCTCAACTTGGACATCGATCTCTCCACCGACGCGGGTCTCAGTGAGATGCGATCACTGGTGGCCAGGAAGCAAGACTTCAAAGACTACCGCAAGGACCCGAGCCTGATCTTGGTCGACATCAGCAACTGGTTCGATGGGGTGGAAGCCAGCGTCAAGACGGTGTTCAGCAAGGAGACCGTTGACGATCTCATCCGTGCCATCAAGGAGGTCAACCCTTACGCAGAGATAGATCTCACTGGAGTGGGCTACACTCCGGGCTTCAACTTCCCCATGATTGAGTTTGAGGACTGGATTGATCCTGATGACTGGGCTCTGGACTGGGCCAACCCGATACATGCATTCCAGAACATTCCGTTCAGAGACCCAAGGACGGGCAAGCGCTGGACAGAAGAGCGCCTCCGTGCCCACATGAAAGAGGTGCTGCCGGGAGACGCCGCATGGATGGACTACCTCAGCTTCGACTACATCCTTCCGATAACGGATGACGATCACTGGTTCCGGTCACAGAGGGGTCTGTCCGAGCTGGTCACGGCCTTCGACTATCTTGAACGCAACGGTCTAAAGTTCAAGCCGCCTAAGAACATCCGGATCGCTCCGCTGGGTGACGGAACGTTCGGTCTGAACGACGCCATGAAGAACGAGTTAACTATTTCCAACTATTACATGGACAATAGACTGGACATCGGTCAGGAGATTCAAAGGCTGGTAGACGTCAATCACTTCAATCCAGTGGCAACTTCAGACGGATACGTTGCTGTACACGAGCTGGGCCACCACCTGACGATGAACCTAACCTCTGAGCAGAAGATGATCATGTGGAACCGTATGATGGAAGGATTCACCGAGGACTGGATCAGGTTCGACACTACAGATCTGAACCCGGACGGAGTTAGGGAATGGATGAAGCCGTTCTTCTTCGGGGATGAATACTTTGAATTCTTGAGGGCGGACGGGCCGGATGCGTTCGCCGGGATTCTCGGCAAGGACTATAGCTGGTTCATGGGGCAGACCGAAGACTTCTTTCACCAGATCGGCGACGAGTTGATCATGGACAACGTAGGGTCGTACTACGCAGGAACCAACGCCGCAGAGTTCATGGCGGAAGCATTCGCCATCGCAATACACACAGAGCCAGAACTGAGGATGGCAGTGCACAACGCCATCCTCTACAGCTTGGAAGAGTTCGGCTACAACGTAGGATACTGAAATGATTCACGGACCGCTGCCCATCTGCTACTCATGCAAGCACTTCAACAGAGGAATGACGCCCAATGTCTCAGGAGAACAACAAACGTGTGACGCTTTCCCTCATGGTATCCCTTTGCGATACTGGTCAGACGGTCTACCGCATACAGATCCCGATGGAGAGGATGGAGGTGTTACATTTGAACTCAATCCCTCTAAACTTGGAAGTTATCGAGCATACTTCGAGTTCTGGTACAGACCAGACGAGCGAGACGCTGAAGCAGAGCTTGAGTCAGATAGATCTCAAATCAATAGCTAGGGCAAGTTTGCAAGGAGACTTCGCTCAGTCTCCTGTTGAGGTAGCATTGGCCACGCTCATGGAGAGCGTGAACGAGATCGTGGAGAAGGCCAATGGCACAGATCAACCTAAATAGCATCGCCAGGACGGTTGAGAAGTTCATGACCGACACCGTCACCATCCAAAGAAGGACCGGAAATGTCCTGAACGAAATAACACTCCAGTCTTCCCCCTCCTACGAGACTGTCTACACCGGGAAGGCGTTCATCGCTCCGATGGGAGATCCTGCCGGGACGACGCTGGGTGGCGAGAACGTGCAGCGCATCCAGTATGAGATCGGGGTGCCAAGAACCTCCGCTGAGATACTGCCGAACGACGTTGTCACGGTAGACGTGTCGGCCGATGCCTCTCTCATCTCGGCAGGGTCCACGTTCTATGTTCATGATCAGATCCCAACGACATTCCTGACGCACCGCCGGATCAAGGTGTTCAAGGACACATCGGCTGTCTGATGGAGATCAAGATCAATCAGAGCGGGCTGTCGGCTTTGACCCGTAAGCTCAGCAACTTTCCCAGGAACTTCGAGAAGGCTCACGATGATCTCTTGGACGAAACCGGGCTGGACCTTGTGAAGACGACCAAGGAGCACGCCAGCGGCAGACCCGGACCCAACATCGTCACCGGGCAGTACGCCTCCGCGTTCTACACAGTGAGACACAAGTGGAGCGTTGAGATCCGCAACGACTCTCCTCAATCCAAGCGTCTTGAGCACGGCTACTACGGCACTGATTCCCTTGGCAGGGTGTATCATCAGCCTCCCTTCCCGCATATAGCTCCGGCCAGGGCAGAGGTCATGGTACGCTACCGGGAGAATCTTAGAGAGCTTCCCGGAAAGGTGTGGAGAGAGACATGAAGTCAATCGGAGAAGACCTACGCACTTATCTAGAGTCAAGCACCGGGCTCCAGGCCGGACTTGAGGAAGTTCCAGTCAACGTCACAACTCCTTTCTACAATGTGCGCTCGTACCCCGGACCCGAGATGTCAGGCAGCATGGGGATTCCGAACAGTATCGATGATCAGGTGTTCATGATTGACGTGGTCGGCTCCTCTATGGATCAGGTAGACAGGGCAACACAAAGGATGATCTACTCTCTTAGAACATTCCACTCGGTTACGACGGGGGTAATGGGTCCTCCGATGCTTCGTCGCAATGGCATAGGACGCGAAGATGACCGAACGTATCGTGGTATGGTGGTCGCAACCATCAGCGTCACAGAAACCGAGGAGGTGTAATGAACAAGATGGTCGAAATGAGGCATCAGGATCAAGACGAAAACGCCAAGACCAAAGTGCCGATCAAAGCGTTCAATGAGTACTGGTCCCAAAGGGGATGGGTTCTCGTTGACGAAGAGGTTCAAGCGCCAAAGCGTGAGCCGAAGACCCCACCAGCCCCAGAACCAGTAAAGGAAAAGGAGTAGCACATGGCAAGGTTCATGCGCAAGGGCACGACAAAGATCCACTTCGTGCCCACGATCAGTGACCCGTCCGGCCCGACCGTGTCAGAAATCACAGCCGGTACAGAGCTGCAAGACGAGCTCGCCGAAATCACCGGCTTCGGGTTCACCAACAACCCCATCGACACCCCGGATATGGGATCTGCCTTCGTCGGTAAGATCCCGGATGAAGATACCACCGACAACTCGGACCTCACGTTCTACGAGGACGACACGAGCAACCCCATTCTCACGGCACTTGCCAAGGGAACCCAGGGCTACATCGTGATCTTCCCGTCGGGCACCGCAGGTGCGACTCCGGCAGCGGCAGACGTGTGCGACGTGTGGCCCGCCACCGTGGCAAGCAACACCCGGATCTACTCCGCTGGAAACGAAGCGGCCAAGGACCAGGTGATGTTCACCCTCACGTCGGAGCCGAGCATCGACGCAGTTGTGGAGTAATCCCGAATCAGTAGATCTCCCCATTAACCGCATAAGAGAAGGTAGAAACAGATATGACGACGAAAGTACAAGGCAAGCAGAAGCAATCCCTCCGGGCAGCCAAGGCCAAGAAGACGAAAGTCCGCAAGGTCGTATGGATCGGAGGAGGAGAAGAAGCTGCCGACAAACTTCGGGACGCAGAGGGGCGGCGGTCCCGGCAGAGAAACCTCGTTGACGTGCGTGCCAGCGATGCCACTCTGGCGGACCGCCAACTCCTCGAAGAAGTTGAAGCAGAAGTGGAAGCACTTCGACAAGGGCTGCGAGACAGCAGCATCAAGTTCGTGCTTGAGGCGGTGGGGCGCAAGCGGTACGACAAGATTCTCGAGAGCCACCCTCCGACGGCGGAGCAGCTCGCCAAAGCCGAAGTTGATGGAGAAGCCTCAGCAGGATTCGACCCTGAAACATTCGTGTACGCTCTCATCGATGCATGTGTGGTTGAGCCCGAGTCAGAGCCTGGAGAGCTAGAGGCGTGGCTGCGGGACGACCCTGACGAAGAGTGGAGCAACGCAGAAGTTCGTGACCTGTTCAATGCGGCCCTAGAAGTAAACCTCTCACGGCCGACGTACAACTTGGGAAAAGAATAAAGACGGATCCTCACCTTCGGGTGGAGCTAATGCTCTGCCACGAATGGGGTATCCGGCACAGCGAGTTTCGCTCTTGGGAAGCAGAAGACAGAGATCTGGCCCTCTCATATCTGGACTACAAGAGCAGACTGTGCCAGCGATGCGGCAGCGATCCGTCAGATTGGCTTGACGAAAGAGGGCGCACCCTTGAGCCTCCCCCGTACACAGTGGACTCGGTGCATTGCTACGGATGCGTTGCCCTGGAGGAAGAGCGAGCTAAAGTAGGCGACAAGTCAATGGCTGCAACTATGACCCACAGCTTGAGGCGCATTCCCCGGAAGATTGCTGAAAGGGCTGCGAGGTCATGGCAGATGAAATAGGAATAGGACTAGAAGCCGATAGCTCCTCCTTCGTGAGCGCCTTCAAGAAGGCGACCGGGGCGACAGAGGGCCTGACCGAAAGCCTCGGCGTGATGTCGCTGGTGGCTGGGTCGGCCAGCACCGCCATTGAGCTCACCAGGAAGATGGTGATCGGCTTCGGAGTGGGGCTGGTGGCTTCTGGAGTGGCAGCACTGGAGTCTGCGTCATCGTATCGAACTCTAGAGACTGCCATGGCGAACGTGTCCACTGTGGCAGATTCTTCGAAGATGTCCTTGACGGCAGCTACAGATGCCGTCCGAGAGATGGCCCGGGAGATTCCTAAGACGGCAGATGAACTCGCCAGGGGTCTGTACGAGGTGAACTCTGCAGGCTTCCAAGGAGCAGATGCCGTCAAAGTGCTCGATGCATCGGCGCGCTTCGCTGTCGCCGGGTTGACCGACATGGGCTCCGCTGTTCGTGGCACAACCTCAATCATGAACGCCTATCAACTCGGGGCGGGTGCGGCAACGGGAGTCACCGACACCTTGTTCCGAGCTATTGAAGTCGGCCAGATGACAGCCAGCGAGTTCGTTGAGAACATCGGCGACTGGTCGGCCATGTCAGCGACCCTGAGCATCAGCGTCGGAACTGCGGCTGCCGCCATCGCTACGTTGACGAAGGGCGGCGAGACCGCTGCCAGAGCGAGCACGGCTTACGCTGCCACACTGCGCAGCTTCTTGAAGCCTACTGAAGAAATGACCGAGGCGTTCAAGGACATGGGTTACGCCTCAGCGACCACTGCCCTCGACGCCCTCGGATTCGAGGAAGCCCTGAACGCCCTGTGGGAGGCGTCTGGAAGAACCGAATCCGGACTGGCAAAGATCTTCAATGAAGCAGATGCGCTTCGTGCAGTGTTGCCGCTGGTCACCAGCCAGGCAGAGACCTTCGCTCAGGCTAATGAAGACTTCAACAATTCTGCCAAGACGGGCGGGGCCACTTCGGCTGCGCTTGAGAAGCAGCTCCAGACGCAGGCTGCGCAACTCCAGCTCCTATCGAACGAGTGGAGAGACTTCCGGTACGAGATGGCAGAGTTGGTCATCCCCGTCATGAACGTGTTCATCGGGACGGCCAAAGAATCTATCGGGATCATGAACGATATGCCGGAGCCGATCCGCAAGGTGGTAGCCGGGATGACGTTGCTCGGTCCGATCATCGCCGGGGTCGGAGGAGTGCTTCTTCTGCACACCGTCAAGGTCAGGCTGTTCAACAAGGCTCTCATGATGCTGACGACCACCAAGCTGGCGAGTCAGCTCCCTGGAGTGACTGCCTACGTTGCTGCTCACGGCAAGCTGGGTGGGACCATTCCGATCCTTAGAAAGTTCTTCGGAACGATCATCGCAGGAGCCCCCGCAGCACGGATAGCTATGTTGAAGTTGGCTGGCCAGCTCACGCTGACGATTGGTGTTCTTACGTTGCTGGGCATCGCCCTGACGGCCACGTACACAGGACTTCAGAATGCTAAGCAAGAAGCCGCCGCCATGGCTGACACGTTCTCTAGCTCGGTCATCGGCAGCGCTCAGCAACTCACATTGGAGATGGAGCGCCTCCGAGAGGAGATGGACAAGAGCAAAGAGGGCGGATACGGCGGCTGGGGGAAGGCATTCAAGAGTGCGTTCGAGTTGCTGACGCCCATGACCGAGAACACTGTTGAGAACAGTCACCAGATGTACGCTGCATTGCTGGGCGTCGAAGGTGAGATGCAGGACCTCACCATATCTGCGCAGCTTCTCAGCTACAACACCGGAATCTCGTTCGATGACATGCTCGGACACATGCAGCAACTTGGAGCCGAAGGTTCAACAGAGCTAGAAGCGCTTCTCATCGTCATGCAGAAGATCCGCGAAGGCGGACCCATGACCGACCAGGAAGAGCAGGATCTCTACAAGCAACGGGACTCCATTCTGGCAGACGTCATAGCGAGGGTCCTTGGGCTGAAGGAAGCGAACGAAGCGGCTGCCGACTCAGAGAAGAAACTCAACAGCGCTCTCAGCCTGACCGACAGGACTGCCAAGCTGGCAGGAACAGCAGCCGGAGATGTTGCTCACGCTGTTGCAGTTCTAGGTGACAATGCCAGCACCACCAGCGACAAGCTGGATGCGATGTCGACCATCCTGGATCGAATGACAGGCGGGAACATCTCTGTCAAGAAGGCTCAGGGTGATCTGGCGAATAGCATCTGGGAGCTGAACAGGGCTGTTGATGAAGGAGGCTTCAGCCTCGACCAGTACAGCGAGCAGGGCTCCAAGATCATTGGGATTCTGGATACTGCCAGGGGTCAAGCCATTCAGTATGCGGAAGCCGTTGCCCAACAAACAGGAAGTTCCGAAGCGGGCGCTCAAGCACTTTGGGACTTTGTCTACGGCCTCAGCGCCGCTGGGCATGAGGCTGGCCTGTCGGCTGCGCAGGTCTACGCCATGCTCGAGATGATGAACCTGCTACCGCCTGACATCAGCACCACAATCGATCTCATTGGCGGAGACGCAGTTCTCGGAGAGCTCGGGGCTGTCATGGGAGGACTGAACGCTGTCAACGGGTCGGTGGCAGTAGCAGGAATCCAGATCAACGTTGCCGTAAACTCGAGCCCCGGTAAGGGTGGTGCCCTCAGGGGAGACTTCGGAACCATGAGTCATGGGCAGGCTCTCATCGCGGCGTCCAACGTTGCGAAGAACGCAGCGGCAAACAAAGCCAAGGCCCTCACCGATGGCTTCCTCAAGAACCTAGTAGCCGGATTCGGTAATCGTACCCTCGGTGGTGGTGGCGGTGGCGGTGGCGGTGGAGGCGGCGGTGGTGGTGGTGCTCCTGACGACCGCTTCAAGCTCACCCCAGAGCAGTCTGCGGCTGTGAACCGTGAACTCAATGCTCCGGTCAACAATGCGATCAGGCAATACTTCGCTCAATCGGTTATCGAGAACGCCGGGGCAACGGCCAACCTGCAAACATTCAATCGAATGCTGAAGGGCAATGATCGCTTGTCGGCTGCCATCCTTTATGGCGGGGCCATGACGGGGCAGGATCCCACTCAGGAGCTTCAGGATCTAACTGACACTTACCTGCAAGCCGTTGAACTCATCGGCCAGAAAGAAGCTGACGCAGCTCTGAATCTGTACCAAGATCTTGATAGATTCAAGGAGTTCATCTCTGAGGTCGTCAAGGCGAAGGAGCAGCAGGTTCGCATGGAGGATTACCTCTATGAATCTGCCACGACATCGGGCGATGATTACATCGCTGTCTTGAACAAGCGGCTCGCGGCAGAGAAGAAATATTCCTCAGAATGGATCTCTATCCAGAGTCAGATCAAAAGCGTCAAGGACGCCATGAAGCAGGAGGAAGAGGAGGCGAAGGAAGCCGCAGAGGAAGTCCTCCAGGCGAAGAAAGACAAGGAGGACGAGATAATAAGAAACAAGTGGCGGATGGACGCCATCTCTCTTACCAAGTATCGCGATTATCTGAAGAAGCTTCTCAAGGAATACGACAAGTACAGCAATGAGTGGACAAGCATCACGGAAGAGCTGAACGAAATCCAGGATGAGCAGCAACGAACCTATAAGGACTGGATCACTCAAGTTGGCGATGCGGTCTCCTCAGTGATGGCCTCCGTCCAAGACCCGATCACCGCCGCCACTAGCTTGATCAGCGCTTTCGGAGACGAGGCTACTGTTTCGCTCCGCCAGGTCGAGGGATTCTATTCTCATATGAGGGAGGGAACCCAAAGGTGGGTTGACTCTCTACGCAACCTTGAGAGCATGGGCATAGACCCAGACTTCCTGAGGGACCTCATCGCTCAGGGGCCACAGTCACTCTCGTTCGCGGAGTCCATCGCCGGGATGGGACAGTCCGGGATCGACTTCATCAACAGCTCCATGGCAGACATCGACGCAATCAGCAGTGGATACGCCGGAGAGCATGCGGCGAACACCATCGGCACCGTACAAGGCAATGTGAACAACGTCAATCTCCAAGTGGACAACATCGAGCTAGTGTTCGACCCGGCAAGCAGCAACCTAACGATCCGAGATGTCGAGAACGCCATTGAAGAAGCTCTAGCTAATGTCGTAGCCGGAATCACCACAAGGGTTTCATGATGACTGCACCATACGCACCCACTCTCCTAGAGCCAGTCAGCGGAAGAGGCTCCTTCGTAAACCCGATCACCTTCAGGGCGCGGTACAACGCTCCCACCGCCGAAGACGCCGGAGCCTACTACCTGATGCGTCAGCAGATCAGTCCCATCGTCGGCCCGGTTCAGTATCTCATAGATGCAAACACATGGACCTCGACGCCGACACTGCGCACTGCTATCGCAAGTATTGAAGACAACGACGAAGTAGAAATAGTCGTTCCAGGCTCGTGGACCGCTGACACCGTGTATCAGTGGAGAATGCAGTTCAGGAACGCTGCTGCCCAGGAGGGTCCGGCGAGCGCCTGGCAAGTGTTCGTCCCGAGAGCGGCGGCAGTCATGACCTTGAACGTGGAGACTCCGAGCCTTGACAGCCGCCCCCTCATCAGGTGGACTGCTCCCGGTCAACGAGCGTACAAGCTGGCCGTGTTCACAGACAACAACTACGACGACGCAGAGTTCGACTGGGATGATCCAGGCTGGATGGCGATTGCCACCTGGCAGATGGAGGACTGGTTCGCCTCGTCTGAGGTATTCCGCCAAAGGGTAGGCGTTGACCTGGACAGTTCTGGAACGTACCGTGTCATCGGCAGGGTAATGGATGCCTATGGAGTGGACAGCGGGTGGCAGGAAGGTCCAGAGTTCATTCAGTCCCTCACTCCTCCCTCGGCTCCGAACATAGAGTTCAGCCCAGACCCAACCAACGGCATCATGAACGTTATTGTCGATGCTGCCTTCAACCTGATCGGGGAAGAGAGCTCCTCCATGGACACCGGGGTCGGTGAATGGGAGGCGTCTGTCAACTGTGAAATAGAATGGTCTGCCCTCCATGGAGGAACGATTGAAATAGAGGCGACCGGCGCAACATACGACGAGCTTGATTCCAGCTACACAACATACGCTAACGAGCAAGCT